GTTCAAAGGCAAGGTCAAAGGATAAGTAGTCAGCGCAGATGTACCCAAAGCGGTAACAGCAGTCGCAGGGATTGCAACCTCACCCAAAAAGATGTTGTTACCAGCCGTTGTGTTTGCTGAACCGTTGTTGATCCAGAAACGAACCACAGTGGCCGCAGATGTACCAGAAGCTGTAGCACCGTTGGTTGAGGCCAAACGACACATCACTTGGTCAATACGAGCGCCATCAGCGCCAGCAGTAAAGACAAGCGCCAAAGGTGTGCCAGCAGTTTCAGTGCCGTCAAATGCTTTGGTGTTGGTCATCGCCGTGCTGACGATGGCATTGAGTGCCCCAACGTTAGGGGTCTGTGTAAATACTGGGGTTGCTGTAACTGCCATGATTAAAATCCTCCAAAATTGACTGCGAGATATAAATTAGAACCTGTCCCACCGCTACCGCCTGATGCGGCAATGGTAATTGAACCTGAGCCGTTTGTAACAGAGATACCTGTACCAGCGGTTAATGTTGTGCGAGTAAAGCCAGTTCCATTACCAATATCCAAAGCGCCATTAGCTGGCGTAGAGGATAAACCTGTACCGCCACTTGCGACTGGTAATGTGCCCGTAGTTAAAACACTTGTGGACGAAGCATACACCGCACCGCCAGAAGTGAATGACGTAAGGTTTGTGCCGCCATTAGCAGTTGGTAACGTTCCTGTTACGCCAGTAGTTAATGGAAGACCTGTCGCATTGGTTAAAGTAGCACTTGCTGGAGTTCCAAGAACAGGAGCAACAAGAGTTAATGCTGTTCCATTAGTTGTAGCGCCTGTAATACCGGCCAATGAACCCGCATTGTTGTATTGAACCTGAGTAGTTGATCCACCAGCCGATGCGCCTACACGCACATAGTCTGTACCGTTGTACGCCACTAAAGCTTTATCACCTACAGCAACAGTGATACCTGTCTGGCCGCTTGCTTTAATAGTAACTGAGCCGCCCGTGGCATCATTAATTAAAATATATGTTTTACTGTAGCTTGGGGCTGTAATAACCTTGGTTGTAGTCAATGTACCTGATACACGAACAACTGCATGTTGAGCAGTAACCGTACCAGCACCGGTTAGGGTCGACGTAATGTTGGAAGCCGTGGCATCGCCCGTAGTGTTAGACAGAGTTACCGCGCCATCACCCGTTAATGTCAACGTAGCTGCAATAGCCAAGTTGGTGTATTGAGTAATACCATTATTAACGGTATCGCCCCATGTGCCCGAAAGCTCACCTTGTACCGGAAGAGCCAGTCCTAGTTGTCCCGTTGCGCCTGTTGCCATTTAAATACTCCTAAGTCGTGTCGATCTGTGTCCACCCAGCGTCTTGGGTGTCACCTACCTGTGCCCAGCCCGGAGACTGAACGTTGTTGATATTTTGCCAGTTTGCTGACTGCGTGTCATCAATAATTTCCCACAAAGGTCTTGCATTTATCAAATCCGTTATCGTGGCCGATTCAACAATAGAAGCTACAAACGCTGCCGCTGCTGAATCTACATCACTCACTACCGCCGACTCATCCAAACTAGCTGCAAATGTAGCACCAGAATTTACTTCATCTGATCCAGCAGCCGTTTCGTCCACCGATGCGCCAATTATGAAATTGCCATCTACAACATCCGATCCAGTGGCTGATTCATCTACGCTCGCCAAAAAAGTAAATGCCGATGCAACCGAGTCAGTTCCAGTTGCAGTCTCAAGAACTTGACTTAAGAAGTTGGCAAATGCACTAACTTCGTCTGTTCCTGTCGCTGCCTCACTAACTTCCGCGTCAAATCTTTTAGTAGCACTTACCTCATCACTACCCGTACCTGACTCACTTACTGCCGATCCAAATGTTGCTAACGCACTGATTTCGTCCGAACCTGTACTCGTTTCACTAACGGCCACATTAATTGTGGTTACCGCACTGACCTCATCTGTACCTGTAGCCGTTTCACTGACACTAGACGTTAACGTTGCAAGCGAAGAAACAGCATCCGTTCCTGTTGCAGTCTCACCAACCGTGCTTGAAAAAGCCGTGAAGCCCCAGCCACCCTCACCCCATGTGCCGGAACCCCACGCTGACATATTATCCTGCCAAGCTAAATGTATACGTTACAGACAAAACGTCACCAGACACCACAGAGCGATCACCGGGAGAAGAGAAGTCAGCAGCAGAAAACAATGTTCCAGTCGTACCGCTCTTAGCACTTCCGCTTGTCAAAAACGCACCGCCAACAGTTGCTGTAGCGTTAATGTTAAACGTAGCTGGAGATGCCGAGTTTGTAACCACCGATGGGTTAGCTGTTGTAGCAGTGGCAAATGTAGCCGCCACACGGGTTGCATTGCTATAAGGCACAACTTCAGTCCAGCCGGCGTGAGAAGACATTGTGTCGCCAGCCGCAGGAGTATTAGAAGCACCAGCACCATACAGGCCAAGATACCAAGTGGTAATCTGGGTCACTGAAGTCAACGCTGTACCGGCCATGTACTGAAGACCAACGTTGACAACTAAGTTCTTTGACTCAGCAGACCACTTTAGATTGCCGTCTTTATCGTGGCACTCAACGTAGTAAACACCCGTGGCTTTAGCTTCTTCGGTTGATTTAGTGCCTGCAATAAGACCGCTGAATACATGGTCAGTTGCTTTAAGTTTTTCCGTGGTCATATTGACTCCTTAATTAGAACTGCGAATTAATGCTGCTGTTGCCGTATTAGCAGGCATTGTGATGGTGAAATTTGTAGATGTTTTGTCAGACCCAAAGTCCAACACAACTATAGATTTATTGCTTTGAGTAACGTTGTAAATTAAAGCACAACGAGCCGTAACCGATGCGTTAAACACCACATCAGCAAAATCTACATAAGCTGTAAACCCAGAGGAATTAATTGTTACGCCAGTCAACAGCACTCCGCCGGGGCTGTAACCTGTACCGCTAACTTCCCCATCTGTCGTGTAAACAGTAGTTGATTCGTTTAAATTAGCATTGGCTGTGTACAAAGCAATATACAGAGTGTTTGTAAGTAAATTGTGAACGCCTGTATATAGCTCTGTTTTAAAGCTGGTTGTTTGGGTCTGGAGAATGCTACTCATGAAACAGCAACCCTAACCTGACCATCACGATAAGCATCAGCACGTTGTTTGCCATCCGACAAGTTTTTATACAAAGCAATAGCTTGGACATAGCGATCTTGAGCAAGTTTAACCATGCCCTCTTCACCCTTCATATAGGTGTAAGCTTCGCAAATAGTGCCATACAACAATACAGAATCAAAGTTGTCACCAAGCCATGTGGTTCCAGCGGTAACGATTGACTCAGGATAGTAGTTGTAATGAAGTTCTGCGTTGTAAGCCGCACTGGGTGTCGGGCCAACAATGAATGTCAATTCATTCACATCGTCAGATCGAGGGCCAAATATTGCATAGTGTTTAGGCTCAGATGCAAATGCAGACAAAGGATAAGCTTCACGAATGAAGTTAACGTCCTTGTTGAGCAAGTACAAATAGTCACCCTGAAACACCACAGAACCTGAAACTGTCCCACTATTAGCTACTGTTAATGTAATGGTTGTACTAGCAATACTACGAACTTGAGCGTTTGTGCCAATACCTGTCCCAGTTACCTGCTGACCTACCGCAATACCGGTAGTACTAGCCACAACAATTGTTTTTTGCCCAGATGTTCCTGTTGCAGTGGTAGTGTTGTATGGGTATACAGCAAGGCTATACACAGACAAAAAGTCTGTAGGGCACTGAAGGTACTTATTGCCAGTAGTCAATACGCCTGTCACGTTCTTTCGCAAATTAGCAGGCTGCGCGGTGTTATAAATGCGCTGCTCCGCCTGACGAATGAACACATTCATATTGTCAGTTGGGAAAGAGTTCTCGCAGTAGTCACCTACTTGCGTGACAAGCTGGGTGTAGTTCATGCCATCGGGCCTCTACTCATAAAGCCTTTGGTAGCCGCACCTGCGCCACGCATTTTAATACCAGATGTTTTGGGTTCTGGCTGTGGGCGGCGATAAACGTTACCAACAGACATATTGACTGAAGCTGGATCGCTTTGGTCTGGGCGAGAAGCTAATTGAGCTAAACCTTCTTTTGCGCGATCAACATAAGCTGACGCAGGTTTATTCTCTTTACCTTTGCTTGTGCCAGTCACAATCTTGGGACTGTTCTTAGTCGTAGGTTTTACTTGTGTAGCCATGATTAACCTCGTTTCTGTGCGGCAATTTTTGCCAAGTTGCGACCCATAGTCAACATATCGGAATTGGTTTTACCCTTACCTTTGCCTTTGCCGCCATTCATAATGCCAACGGAAGGGCCGCTATCACCCAAGTTTTTACCTTCAGTTTTGCCTTTTTTAGCAATGCCGTCGGCTGATCGTGTGTATGCCATTTTAATCTCCTTAAGATACTGTAACTGTACCAACAAATGTCGTTGCCACCAAGTAGTTTGGTGTCAATCCTGCATCAAAATTACTAGCTCCACCTACTGGATACCAGCCCCATTGAATGTCTCGTGAACCACCTGACAAATTACCATTAACGTTAACACCAGAAGTGACATACGTTGTATCTTTACGCGGATTGCGTAGAGCTTGTGGATCGTCCACAGGAAATGTTCCTAACATTAACTGAGGCTGATCTGGATCCCAACATTCTGCACAAACTAACAACTGGTATTTACGCTGCTTAATAATCTCAGTCTTAAGCGTTTTTAGTTGATATTGTTGGCCACAGCGATCACATTCAGCAATCGCTATCTTGCCGGATGCAAACCTATTTCCCATTACGTACTACCAATAAACATCTGACGAGGAACAAACCTGATCGCTGCTTTCTCGCGGTCTTCACCTGCGGCAATCTCAAAAGTTTCGTCGTAAATCTGTTTAAGCATCTGAATGCGAGGCATTAATTCAGGTACTTTAATAGCTATGTGGTAAGCCAAACCAGCTACAAGGCATGGCAAAAACCTAAAGTTCATGTCAGCAGTCTCAACACCAGCGCCAGCATCTTGAACTCTACGGAGTCTCCAATACACAAACTGGTAGGTAGTGCTGTTATCGGGCGTTGGCCATACTGTCACAGCAGGTAACTGAGGCACAAACACCGCAGTACCATCTGCCTGAGAAGCGGCTGTAGTATTGTTCTGGCCACGGAATACACCACCAAGGGTATTCCCTGATACATAGGTATAATAAATATCTTCTGTCCCTAGACGGATAAAGCCAGAACCAGCTAATCCAACTACCGTGTTAAGCGTGATTGTTGTGGCCGTGGAGGTAATTGCACCATCCAAGACTGAATTTGTTGGGTTAGTTTCGCCAGACAATCTTTGAATCCATACTTGGATAGGACGAGCTTGGCTAAGTTTGTTTGGAATAGTCGCATAAGTAGAAACACTAATACGAGTAATAGTCAAGTCAGCCTGAGTAGAAGATGTATTAGATCCAGTACGAATTACATGTTCTAACAGATCAATCGTATCTGTAGGCAATGCGTAAGTAGCTAAGCCGGGAGTCAAATTAATGATCCCCTGCTCCATAGTCCACATGTTAATACCCTTAGATTGCCACTCTATGGTCATCAAATTCATTGATCGACGGGCAGTCTTAAGGTCGTAACCAGTACGCATTTCACGACCAGCCCTCTCCCAAGCTTCCTCGGCAATCTCCGTGAAGTCCATGTTAAATAGGGTAGAGCCGGTAGTGGTCATAAGAATCCTAGAAAACTTTTAATTTTTCTGCGCTGTTTTTGCAGATTGAATAAAAGCGTCGGCAGTAGGCGCACCTTTTTGACCGGGCTTACGCATTTTCTCTTTAGAGCCAGCGGCTATACGTTTTTTCTTGGCATTGATGTTGGCATACAAGCCAACAGGCCCGCCTTCAGCATATTGCGTAAAATCAGTGTCATCCCTACGCGCCTTGCGTACACCTTTGGGCATTTTGCTGGGGGACATTGCCCCCATTCCACGACTTGACATCATAATTTAGCAGGCGTAACCGCCGCCTTTCATGGTAATCATGGTGCCTTTGGTCTTGCCTTTGGTAATACAACCATCAGCACGGCTAGAAGCTGATCCGCCTTTGGCCATTCTTTTGACAGATTTACCATCAACGTCTTGAGGCACTGGCATACCTTCACGGAAAACTGTATCTTTAGGTATAGGTTTCTTAGGCATAGGAGTCTTAGGCATAGGCTTTTTAGTAGCTGCTACACCTTCAGGATCTGTTGGTGGTTTACCCATTTCAGCAGTATAGATACCACCTTCGTTATATTTTTTCATGGTTTAGCACTTTCCGCCACGTTTCATGGCAATCATTGTTCCTTTGGTTTTGCCTTTAGTAGCAATGCCATCTGGAGTTTTACCAACTTTTACCATGCCCATTTTAGATGGAGCCATACCGCCTTTAGCCAGCTTGGTCATAGATGCACCTTTGTGCAAACGACCTTCGTGCTTGTTGACTGCTTTTTGCATCATGGCTTTATCTTGTTTCAGATCAGCCTTCATGTCTTCTTTCATGTCGCTTTTAGCCATAGTTCCACCTTTTGAAAATTTTTTGCCTTTATCGGCAGTTACAAAGTCTTTACCCACTGACATGGGCACTCCTGCTTTCTTAGCAAACGATGGCGAATGTGCTATCGCTTCCATGAAATTGTGTTGCTTCTTACTTACGCTTGGCATAATTATCTCCTGTATCCAGTTAATCCGCCACGAAAATATTGCTCAATATTGTCAAGTTCACTGACTGAAAGAGAATTTCCTTTACCACCACTTGGCATAAAATCACCACCGGGGCCAATTGCATTACGCAAGTTTTCAATATCTAAACTTTCTGGCGCACCACTGGTAGGTATTGAATTTAAATCGTAAGCAAGGTTTTCAATTCTATTTTCAAACATGGGATTGTCTTCTGGCAATGGGCCAACATACTTTCCTTGTCCCGGAGTTTGTGTTCCGTAATATTCATTGCGAACAAAATCTTCAAATTTATCATTGGATTCTGGAGTTGAATCGAGAGTGCTTACCCAATCGTTTATATTTTGCGCGTAATAACCGTTATACGGGTCGTAGGGTTCTTCTACCCTAGGCGTGGCACGTACAAAATCACCAATAGAATTTGGCAAAGCATTGCCAATAGTGTCACGCATTGTTTCTTTAAAGTAGTCTTTTTCAGCTTTAGCATCAGCTTGAAGATCTTTAACTTCATTGCCATAACCTAAATAATCTGCAATTGAATTTACAGCTTTGCCAACTAAGTACCCTTGTGGGTTGATAGCAAATGGCAATAGTTCTCTCATTTGAGGTGACAAGTTTTCAGATAGTTTATCTATACCAAAAGTCTTTGCTCCACCACCTAACAATGATTGAATTCCAGCCATAATTACTCACCCTTTTTGGCGAATAAGCTGGTCAATCTTTTCTTCCAGCCTGTTAAAACGTTGGTCAATGTGGTCAGTAATGCGCTGAACTTCTGCTTTAGTAATGAAATCACGATGGTTTTCCTCTCGTGTTATGTTGAGAAGTCGCTCAACTCGACGTAGCTCTAAAGCTACTTCTTTGACTTCAGCAAACTTCTCACGCAGGACAAACCCTGCCACGCCAAGAATGACGGATAAAGCTGCTGACCAAAGAACGTGGTAGTCCATTTAACAGTTCCAAGCCCTAAGAGCCTTGTTTATGCGTGAGTTCGGATCTTTTGCTGTCTCCGCACTCGTCAGTTTCTTTTTCATGCCACTCATCCTCGCACAGAAAGAGTCGCGCCGGGAGCCGCCTTCTGGCTGGGGCGGTTTCAAATTCATGCCTTGCGCTTTCGCAGAGGCTCGACCTTTGGCGTTTAGGCCACCATTCTTGTTCTTGCCTTCTGATCTCTGCCATGCTGGTGATTTAGCCATTTACGACTTTCAGTTTGTGTTGGTAAATATTTTCCAACAAAGGCATCACAACCTCTTCACGGAAGTTGCGCTCAAATGTTTCTTGTCCAACGTGAGGGAGGCTAATGTCAACATCAAGATAAACAGTGAAACCCATTTGAGTAGCTCTATCGCAGAACAAATAATCTTCTCCAACATACTTGCCCTTCACAATAGCAAAGTCAAACACTGCTGACATTTTTTCTGTTGGCGATTTTTCGTAAGTCCACTCAGGATGCGCTGCAATCATCTGTTCAATAACATGGCGCTGAATCAACATAAAGCCTGTAGGCGCTCTTTGTAAACGCATCAAAGAACCTTCAAATTCTAGGTCTCCATTTTCATCGTAGTACACATCTGCAAAGAACTTAGCGTCTTTAGCTCTGCGTGGATATGCTCCAGCAGTAATGTCTTTACCGCCGCTTTGAGCCATCAAACGCATGATGTCGTCTGGCGTGACGATTACATCAGCATCAATAAACAGAAGCTCTGTGCAGTCTGTCTTTAAGAATTCATGTACCAACGCATTTCGTGCCATCGTAATGATCGAGCAGTTGGAAAGATCAGACAACGTGACGGACACACCAAGGCTCATTGCTTTGGGCATTAACTGCGCTAGAGCAAAAGCTGTCTTAATGTTTAGCTTGCCGTCATAGGCTGGAATGCCTATGAACAGCTTACGTCCCGTCAGGGTTGCCTGTCTTGTTTCAGCCATAGTAGATCTGCGTTGAATCAATATTGGTCATCAGTGCATAAATGCCTTGAGTAGCTAATACTCCTTCGCCCGGAATAATGGGTGCATTACTAAAGGTATCAGTACTGTCTATTTCGTAAGTCAT